CCGGGAGTATTCATTTTGCTTTTGTCCCATTTAGGTAAAGGTATAGTACCCATCATATTAGTTGAATGAACATTTCTTGCTACACTTTTGAGAGCTTTTGTCCATGTTACAGTATTATTTAATTTATTTAATTCTTTCTCATCTTTTAACAGTTTATTTGTTACTACTATAAAAGCGGCTATTCCTTCTGATCCACCAATTTCTATATCTACAAATGTATTGTCGGGTAAACCTTTAACAAAGCCACCTTTTATTGATGTGTTGTAATCTTCTAAAAGTTTATTAAACCGTTCTTCAATTAATTTTATTGCCACTAGCTATAGATTTTATACATATCAAGTATTCGCTTGATATGATCTGGAAAACCTATATTACCGGTTAAGCTAGAAGATACTGCATTTTCAACAGTTGCTCCTGCAATCGACATTCTTTCTTTTCGTTCGTCTTTTAAGTAGTACTTGATCAAATCAAATACTGCTAGTTTTAAATCGTCTGGTGTAGAAACATAACCTGCTTTGTACACTACTTTGACACTCTTTGGGCCTTTAGGCCAGCTCTTATTTCCAGAACCACTCGTACGAGTAATACTGTCAGAGTCGTCATTGACTACATATTCATATTTACCACTATTATTGGAATTTTCCGTAATGAGGGTGACATATGGATCTGCTTGTCCTGTTCGTTCTTCTACTGATACTACAGCTATAATTGGAGATTCTTCCAAAATAATAGTATCGACTAAATCATCTTTAACTGTAAAGAATTCAGTTTTATTGGTTGCGGCATAATCTATAATAGTAGTACTACAATAACTTTTTACTAATTGACTTACTTGATCAATAATAGTATTGATTCTTGCGTCATTTTGAACTCCCTGTAATCCAGCGAAGTCTTTGTATTGTTGTAATGTTACTAAATCTGCCATAATTTTTTCTTAAAAACATTGGAGGGAGTTAAACCCCCTCCAAATATTCGCATTAGGTATTAACTACCTTTGTACTGAAGTGCCCAAGTTGAAGTAGAAGCATCGATCATATCGGTGAATCCAATTCTTTGAGAAGCAACAAGTACTCGTCTCTGATTAGCTACTTCGTAGTCAGATTCGATTGTTACACCTCTTAATCTAGGCATTAGATAATTCTTTGCATAAACTGCACAACCGTAGAATTTAGATACGGCTGGTGTTTTGAATTCGTCACAGACGATGACTTTAGAGCCATAGACTGAACCAATTTCGCCACGTAGTTTAACTGCTTCTGAACCAACTAGATTAACATCTTGGAATTCTGCATCTTGTAATAAGTTGAAGTATTCTGTTGTGTTAATGATGTATACTACATCAGCTGGATTCATTCCATATTTACCCATGTTCTTTCTAGCTTTTAATAAATCAAGAGCTGTCAAGGATTCTGAAGCAAATGCAGTTGCGGATTGAGTTTTGTTGGAACCAGCCATAGTGATTAGTCCTTCAAAAGCTGCTCCACTTGTACCGTAAACGCCGTCTGCATGGTTACCCAATAGTAGTGCGTTTTCAATACCTCTTGCATGTGCTCTAACGATTGATTCACGAATCAATGGTAGAATTGGCAAGATTGCATCTTCTTCTGTCTCATTACCTAAGTAGGATTGTGAGATGAGTTTTTTGGTTGAAAGAGTTCTTTCAGTTAAGTCAATACCTGACATTGTTGAGTCATAAGTATCGCCTCTTTCTTCCAAGTTACCATGCGGAGTAGTTCCGGTAGCTGTTTGGTTAGCTGTAAATTCAGCGTACCCAGCATCTGGTAGAATTGGAATGATTTGAGTAGCTGAAGTCATTTGGATTTCTCTAAATAACGGAGCTAATACTAGTTCTAATTGAATATCTCTTTCGATATTAGTTGAAACTGTTTGCTCAAAATCAGCGGATGAAACACCAACACCTGAGTGTGCGTTTACTTTTTCCATTGTATTGTGTGCAAGTTTAGTATCCCAACCTTTACCTGTGGCTAGACCCATTACGTAAGCGTCATCAATATCTGCTTCGAATGCTTTTTTCCAGTCGCCATTTTGTCTGTCACCAAAGACTCTTTTAGATTCACGAATTGCGTCGATCTCTTCTTTTTTATCTTTGAGTTCAGTTTGAAGTTCGTTAACAATTTTTTCTAGGTCATCATGTTTTTCTGAAACACGTTTTTCAACGTCATTCATGAGCTGTTGAGCTCCTGACATTCCGACTTCGACTATTGTTTTAACTTCGTCTTGTTTAGCTTCTTTTTCAGCAGTTTCAACTTCTAGTTGTACTGCTTTTTCTTCTGCATCTGCAAGTTCCTTAGCTTTAGTTTCGGCTTGTTGCATTGCAATTTTAGCAGCAGTTGATTTTGCTACTTCTTCTGCAAAAGCTTTCAAGTCGATGTTAGCTTCGGGGATTTTAGTGTCATTTGACATTTTAGTCTCCTGTTGTGAGGTTTTATCCTCGGCTTGTGGCGCAGAAGTAATCTGAGCCTCTTTATTATTAAAGTGCGTTTTCCACTCGTTATATTCGTCCATGCTGTCGAATGACTTTGAAACCGAGAACATTGCTCCCTGGTTACACGGTACACTGACAACTGAGACTTCGAATAGTTCGGCATCTTTTATTGTGTATCCATCAGTTTCTGAGTTATAATCTGCATCCTTGACTCTGAAACCGACTGAAAAGGCCCCAAGAACACCATCTTTAATAAGATCTTTGATTTCGCCTGAAGATTTAGAGATTTTCGCTCCAAATTCCAGACCGTTTTCTGTAACTTCTAGTGAAGTTGCGCGACCAATAGGTTTGTTGTAATCATGATTAAATAAAACGATTGGGTTAGTTTTATAGTTCTCTAATCCGTTCATTTTTATCCATGCATCATGATTGATTACATCTCCAGCACGGTCGATTGCATTAGTAGATGCTAATCCTTTAATATTAACACCACCGTCATCGTCCTCACCTAGAGTCTTGAATGTATTTGTCCAATGAAAAATTTTCTCCATATGTCCTACCTATTCCTTAGCTTTTTTGGGAGCTGCCTTTGCTGTCTTTGGAGCGGCTTTTACTTCAGCTTTTGCTGGAGTAGGTGCTGCTTGTTGATTAGCTTTGGCCCATTGGTCTGGAAAGTTAACTTTTAACATCTGAGTCATTCGCGACCAAGACCCGAAAGGTCTTTTCGCAACCATAAATCTCATAGGTACGTCATCGTTCCCCATAGACTTATATTCACTTGGTGTTAAAACTTTTCCTTGTTCAGCAAAAAAATTTGCTAAGTGTTCAAGTACTGCTTTCTTATTCGCCATTATCCTGTTCCTCTTCTTGTGGTGGTTGTCCACCTTCTGTGGGGTTAGCTGCGCTACCCGCTATGTTAGCTGGGACTCTTAGTTCGTCATGCCCTTCTAAAGGTTCACGTCCTAGTTGGTCTCTAGCCTCGTTTGGCGTCATAATACCTGTGTTGACTAGTGTTGCATAATATGCAGCCTGGTCTCTTAACTCTGGTTGTAAAGCAGGAATGTCTGTAACATTCTCACTTAGTTCAAAACCAAAGTATCTTTCAAAGGCATATGACATTTTTCTTACTATAGGGAGAATTGTCTCCAAGTAATAAAGTCTGTGATTGGGTCTAATGTTGGCATTGTTCCCACCATCTAGAAGTATTGGCGGTACGCCCATAGCTTCTAAAATTACTTTCTCATTCGCTTGAATGGATGATTGAAAGTCGAGTTCTTTGAAGTTTATCTTCGTTAAACTATCAACTTCTAAACCACCATCTAAGATGAGAGGGCGTTTACCGCCGTTTTTTGGATTGTACCTAGTAGACCAGCTTTGCAGCATTCTTTCCTTAATTCTGTCGGAAAGAGTGTTAGGGCTTTTAAGTACTAATCCTGGAACTGCTCCATTCTTAAAGAAGTTGTCTTGAAACTTCCTCATGTTATCTAGTAAATACATTGTTCGATACGCTGGTTTTAACCTTGGAGTTCCACGATATATTGATTTGAATGAGTTTTCTTTAATATGTATTATTTCTTTCGTAGAATAGTCAACATGACCATCATATGTAAATTTCTCAATGTAAGTACTAGTATCAGAATGAATGGTTACGTTCTGTGCTGGAAGATGATATAAATGCCTTCCATCAAAATATACGAAGATGTTTCCGTCTATCAGTAGGTCAATTATAAGATTTCTCTTAAAAGTATTAACATCTTGAAACGGATTCGGTTCTTTATTAAGTAATAAGTCAACACGAGTTCTTCGAACATTATCTACAACTGGTGTTATTCCATTTACTTTATTTCCAACATCATATTTAATGTCAGCTGAATCGTCTACTATCATATTTACAGCACGATTAACTACTTCTAGTTCTTCGTAGGCTGATCTGTAATTGTCTTTGATTTCTCGGGTGTCAATCGTCATACCCTCGTCCATACCGATAAATGACTGTGCAGGGTTCAGTTTTTCCTGATCCTGAACGTCTCTACCTAATATTCTGTCATACCATGCCATGTTTTTCTCTCTGTTTTTCCACCCATCTTTTTTGTTTAAGTGCTGTCACCAGTGTAGGTCTCTTACCATAGATACTGTGTAGCCGTTGATGGTGGGCTTTGCATAGTGTAGCAGCTTCATTGTAAATCTCGTTAGTAAATTCTTCAATAAACTCTTCACGAATTCCCATGATCTCGTCGGCTGATGTTATTGTAATTTTCTTACTTTTCAACCAAGTATCAAGAAGCTCAGTCATTCCGTAGAAATGGTGGAAGTCTAAATATTCTGTGTCACCACAGATAAAGCACTGGGTGTCTTTCTTATATTTAGATTTCGCTTTATCTCTGACGTACTTGACTAAATCTCGTTTTAAATCCATAAATTCCTATTTATATAAAATTATACCAAAAATTCACCTTCATGTCAACACTTATTTTTAGGCAGGTCAAAACTAAAAACTCCCTGAAGATTCTTGAAATGTGTACAGCGCATATCTAAGTGCGTCTGACATATGACTTGCCATATTATGTTTTGGCTTTTCTTTCAGTAAGTTGGGATTTGAATCCCATTGGTATTGATCTACACATGACAATGCTTGTGAACATCTTTGATCTATTATCAATCTATCATTATCTATGATACCGGCCGCATGCCCGATTCCGTCTAGAACAGATTTTTTAGCATTAATAGTAGAAATATCATAATTCTGAGCAAAATCAAACCTTGTTTGTTGTGCTGCTGAATCGATATAAATGTAATCAACACTATATTTGTCTATCATTCGGCGAATTTCTATAGCATGCTGTTCTGTAGTTCTTTCAGCGTCCATGTACTCATCTATAAGATAAAATTTTTGCTGATCCCAATCATAAGCTATGACGCACAATGCTGTTGGATCTTTATACCCAACATCTAATCCCGCGAACACATCCATATTACTAGTATCTAGCTGACTTAAGTCTGCAACACACTCTTCAAAATTAAAATTCCATACCTGTCCTTCATATGTGTTGAAATCTGCCATATATTCTTGGGCAAACTCTGCTGAGGACATAGCTTTCTTTGCTTCTCTGATGTCATCATCACTGAAGCGTGGGTTTTCGTGATAAGTTGCTCTGATTGATGCCCAATCGTGAAACTCATCGCTGAACCCTCTGTGATAAAAATCTGCAAACCAGTTATTTCTACCCCGAGGAGTAGATATAAATACTGCTTTACTATTATCTTTATCTAGTGTAGGACGAAGGGCGACGTTAAATGCGTCTTTGCCATCAGCCAAGGCTGCTTCGTCAAAAATTATTAAGTCGTACGATCTTCCTACAGAAGAGTCGACTTGGTTTACTGAACCCATACGTATAGTAGAGCCATTTGATAGTTCTATTACTTTGTCTTTTGCGTTATCTTTTGTAACTTCTAAGTCAAAATGTTTAATAAGTTGTCTTTGTAAGTCAAATGATATTTGAGACAAAGAGTAGTTAGGTGACATTATTAGAATGTTTGAACCTGGCACGAGTGAAACAAGTTGCCCGATAACATTTGCTATATATGTTTTTCCTTGCCGTCTAGAAATAGCGGCACAAACGAATCTATATTTTGGGTTGTTGACGGCATTGATTAATGCAGTCTGTGAACTATTAGGTTGTACCCCTAACAGATCAAGGTAGGAATCTATAGGTAACTTGATGAATCGATCCGCTGCTGGAAAGTCCATAAACGAATCACTTACTATGTCTGTTCTACTAATATCTAACATTAGTGCACAGTTCTATTTAATGCGTTACCTATTGATTTTGTTTCCAATATCCCTTGTGTGTTTAGTGTATGTAAAAGATACAAGTACCCAATACATATTTCACTCATAACTTGATCTCCATCGGAAATCTGTTTGGATTTTTCTGCTTTTCTATTAAGTAAAGCGAGTGTAGAAGTGCTGTAAGCAGCAATATCTTCTAACCACTCTTTATTATCCAAGTTTAGCTCCATATTATCGGAACACCTAATACTTCAGCATGTGCTGCAAATATTTGATGGTCTTGATCTTTAGTTAGGAAGGTTACTTCCCCTGGTGCGATTGTAATTGAAGCTAATGTTGTATCTGCTGCATTTGCTACAGTTACTAACCTTGTTGATGCTCCAGAATTTACTAGTCTTACATATACTGCGTTCTCAAAAGTTGAAGCTGCTCCAACATTGGTACCACAAGCAACTTCTGCTGCCATTAATCTCATAGACATTTCTATCTCTCCTTAACGTTCTTTGAACGTTTCTTGCTTTTTTGCCTTGCTGCTAACATTGCATCTTCGATATCGACTTTACCATCTAGGTTTCTATCTGTACCATTGATTATGTTCCAAAGTTGTTTAGCTTTTTGTTTAAATTTGTTTACCATTTTACCTTATTTGCCCAATATGCTGCTGACATTTTGCCTTTAGCTATATTTTTGGCGTGACGAGCTTTGAATGAGGCTCTTCTTTTTCTTTGTGCCATTGTTTTTGGAGATTTTCCTGCTCCCGACACCCCTTGTTGTCCAAACCGAATGGTTTTAGTTTTTGTACCAACCTTGGCTACAACTACATGAGACTTTGTTCGGTGATTGGGCGTACGCTTTGGTTTATTGAATCCCGATACGCCCACTCTTTTTAACTTTGAGGACTTTTTAGGCTTACTTCTTCTTTTTACTGCCACGTTTTTTCCTCGTTATCTTTTTAAAGCCTCTTTTCATAAATGAAAATGCTTTCTTGGTTACAGTAGATTTCTTTTTACTTCTACTAGTACCAGCTTTTTTACGTTTGTTCATATTTGCATACAAACCTTTAGGTTTAGCTTTTCTTTTTGCCACGTTTAGTACCCTTCATTAGCTTGCCATTGGGCATATAATGAAACCCTTTAGGCGCTTTTTTTCTTTTACGTGTAGCAGGCACTATTTCATACCTCTTTTCTTCTTGCCGGGCTTTTTCTTTTTACCTTTACCCTTTTTAGGCTTAGTGTGATAAGGCATTATTCAGCCTCGTAACAAGTCCATACACCGTAGCATAGGCCTCCTAGTGCTAATAACTTAGCTACTCCACCTGTAAATAGTACTAAACTACATACAACGATGATTACTGCTCCATCCCAAGATGTTCTCTCGGAAACTCTCTTTTTTAACCAATCCATTTATTTCTCCCATTTGCCTTTTGGGCATGATGCCCAGTAAGCCTTGCTTTAAGTGGCATAAAACATTTGCATGCTTTACACACCTTAAACTTTGTATACTGATCGCAAGTATTACAGATTTTAATTCTGTTTTTGTGCATCAGTCTGAGGTGCAGTAACTTCTTTATAATAGACTACTACATCTTTCAGTTCGGTTATATACCTTTTTAATTCTTTCATGTTGACAGACATAACTTCATAGTCTGGTACTGTCATAGCTAGGAAAAGTACTTCACCTTCCTGGCTTTTAATTCTTTCTAATTGACTTTCCCAATTATCTGGAGTTACCACAATCCATTGTGGTACGCCAAGATTTATTTCTCGGGGCATAACGGGTTGAACAAAAGTTCTCTCCATTGGTTTGGCAGTTACTTCTATCTGTTTAGTCGATAGTAGACTGCAACTGGAGGCCGTCATCAAGATTGTCAACGGTATTGCTAAGTTTCTCAATGTCCTCAAATGCGTGTTTTGTTCCATTATTTATTTTCCTTTCCATTTCTACTGGGTTTTCTAATATTTTTGCTGATAGCTTGTAATTCTTTATAAAATCACTGTATCGATTTAACTCTCGCTGAGCCGCTTGACTCTTGATTGTTTGTTCTTGCAACTGGGTAGTCTGAAGCTCGAAGTCTCCTTTAAGACTTGCTATAGCTGCTTCCTGCGTTGCGACTGCACCTTCCAGTGCTAAATTGTTTCCTGCTAGTATTAAGTTCTCACTGTAAAAATAGTAAGTACTG